CCGATAGTAATTGTTGATTTGCTGTTGTGTATCGAATAAAAGACCAAGTTTCTCACCAATGTCCTTAATGAGTAAGAGTTCCATCTCCTCATAAGACTGTTGCTTCTTAGCGGCGACCTTCGCTTTCGCCAGAGGCTTGGGGGCTTCTTCTGTTGGCTTGGACTTGGGCTTTCCACTAAGTAGGCCAATGAGCCACTGCCAAATGCCTTTGATTGCCTTGACATCTGCAAGGACACCTTCAACTGTCTTCTTAGCACCTTCAAGTTCCATTCGCCCCTCATGGAGCATTGCACAGCCTTGCTTAATAAAGCCAACTGCACCTTGCGCCAACATGAGGAGAGAAAAAGGATCAATGGGTTACTCCTATGGGCTGTACATGAAATATGGTTCTGTAACTTCTTCTTCAACAGGTCTTTGTGTCATAGAAGAACGTGCGCCCAAATAGCCAGACCTTAAAACGCCTTGTCCAATTGCGTTGGCAAAGTCTCCAACATCGCCTGGTCGCAGTAAGCCCTTTATGTCTACATCTTTTCCACTTTTGCTAATCAACCTTGTGGAAGCGTTTTCTATTGCCGCTAAACCATCTTTGTCTAGAAACAACTTTCTATGTGCTTCTTTTGTTGCATTATCAATATTTGCTTGCCCAATCAAGGAAAGTATCCTAAAGCCTTTGTTAAACACGCTAGATATTTGATTAACAGCAATTCCAGTAATTTGTTGTGGGCGAACTCCACCCGTCATGCGCTCTAAGGCTGAAGTTTCTTTGATAGCAACATCTTTGATGTTTAATCTATTTATATCAATCTTCTTAGACAACTGAGACACATCTGCCAAAGCAGTTAATTTATCAACATGGTCTTTGCCAAAAACCTTAATAAAAGCGTCTTTGTTTGCATTTAGATAGTCAAATGGCTGTGGTGTATCAAGCATTTTGGTAACCATACCCTCTTTTAAAGCCATGTTTACATTTGCTTGGTCTTGAGAAGGCAGTTTTTTTAGGTCTACGCTTAATTTGTTGAAATAACCTTTTCCGCCAGCACCCAATAAGTTATTAACAACTCCATCAATTCCTCTGTTGTCATAATCATTTAAGAAACTTTGCCCAAGTTTTGCTTTTGTTGCCTTTGCCGCATCATCAATTGCAACTTTTTCACCTGCTAAATAACTTGCCCTTACTCTTGCATCTTGTAAGTTTGCTTTTAATGATGGGACTTCATCAAGAATGTCGCTAAAACCACCATTGTTGCTATTTTTTGTAATTAACTTGTCCAATTTTACAGGGTCAACTAAGCCATTTTTATCTACTGCTGAATTAAATAACTTTGACATGATTGCTTTTTCCACCATTGGAACGCCCTCATCTCCAGCAATACGCAAAAACTGTTTTGTTGCTGTTGGTGACGATGCTATCAATGGAGAAATACGCTCTGCATACTCCTGTGAACTTATCTTTTGAACAGCAGTTGCATCTTTAAACGGAATTCCAATCTTGTTGTAGTAATCCGTATCTAGTTGCGTCATTGCTTGACCAAAAGTCATGTTTTCGCCACGCAAATTAACATTGACATTACCATTTGCTGTTTGCACTTGATTTAAAGCATCATCAACCCTGTCTTGCAATATGCGTAACTTATCTTTGGTTACATCAGACTTAACATTACGTATATCCTCTGCAACCCTACGTTTTAGCGAGTCTAGGCTTGTCATGTCCATGCCTAAAGACAAATCGCTAGTTGTAGTGGCTGGTAAGTTATCACCAGCACCAGATGGTTGCATACGAGAACGTAAAGCACCAAACTTGTCTGATTGTGTTTTTACCAAGCGCAATAGGTCTGACTGTCTTCCCCAAGGGTCTGACTGAAACAAGTCCTCCGCAGTTGCCAATAAACGTGCTGTTTCGTTGGCAGGAAGGATTGCTCCTTGCTTTGATGCTTGACCAATGACGCTATCGTATTCGGGTGATATTGCTTGCCTAGTGGCTTTTTCTCTTGCAATAGCAAGATTTTGCATAGCCATACCTTGTTGCAAAGGCGTTGATGTGCCAGACAAATCTAAATCAGATGTAAGTTTAGATAATTGCTTATCAATAAACTTAACTCTTTCATTTAAATCAGTTTCAACTTCGGCTATTTTCTTTGTTGCTGATGGCAACTCGCCTGTTGGTGATGGATAAAGTTCTGATCTTTTCTTGGCAACAGCAGATTGAATGTCAGAATACAAGGTTTTTAGGTCTGAAGCAAAGCCAATGTCATTCTCAGCAAGAGACTTCAATCTTGTAGACAAAACAATGTTGTCAAGTCCCGCTACGCCTACTACACTTTTCTCGCCAGTAACAAACTGAAGTCTTTTTTGCACTTCATCAAGTCGGTTCTTTAAAGAAGGATCGGCCTTAAACGCTTCTGCCAATAAGTCTTGCGCCCGTGATAAGCCTTCAACCTGTGCTAAATCTTCAACATTAAAGTCTTTTATACGATCTTTTGCTTTGCCAAATAGTCCTTCTGCGGCTTTGCCAACGCCAACACCCGTACCTAACGCAAGCGTAATTCCACCAATAACTTGTCCTAATGGGCCAGCAACCTGTTCGCCTACTGTTCCACCTAGTTCTCCAGCAACGCCTGGAATTGTTGCTAATCCCATCCGCAATCCTGTTGCTCCTGCTTTAAGTGGGCCACCAAATATTGTTGTTGGGTCAAATGCCGCCTCTATTCCTGCGCCAGCATATTTTTGTGCCGTGGTAGCAGGACGCATAGCCGTATCAACACCCATGCGTCTTTGGATGTTTTCTGTTGTTAACCCCAACATTTCTGGTTGGGTAGGAAATGCTCCAGCAAAAGTTCCAGTTTGTTGTGCGCCACCAGATGTCAAAGAAGATGGAAAACCTGTAAGACCTCTTTTTGCACTTTCTACTGCAAACTCCATAAAGGATGGTGGTCTTTGTTCTGTTTCACCCATAAGCATAGTTGCGGCAGGGCCACCGCCTTCAGAGGCAAACTGTTTTTTCAAATACTCTATTGCATCATTTTCAGACGCGCCTTCTGGAGCATCTACTTCATATTGCGATCCGTCTGGTGCTGTAACAATAAATTTAGACAAAATATCGCCCCTTAGTTAATTCTTCTTGCTGAAAATCCAGTTTGACCAGTTGGTTTCTCTTCGCTAACAGATGGTTTTTCTGCACCAGTTTTGGGTGGTGGCGTAAATTCTTTAAACTTACCCAACTGTTTATCAATAGATTGTATAAATGATTCGTAATTAGGGCTTTTTGAATAGCCAAGTTGCTCTGCTTCATTGACAACAAAATTCTTTTGCTCAATTAGCGCACCACGATAGATAGCAGAAACAAATCTTTGTGCCTGATCTTTTTGTTGCGTTGTTCCTCTGCCACTAAAGAATTCACTTGCAGATTGCGCCAATCGGTCATCTAAACCACCAGTTCTAGCAAAACGCTGAATGTCTGCTTTTGATAATGGCCCTGTTTCCCCTGTTAATCTTGCTAAAGTAGCAGGGAGTGCTTTGGCGGCAATATCATTACTTGTAACACGATTTATTGTGTCAAATGCGCTTGGAGCCTCAGAAATAAGCGCAGATGTTTTTTTCATCGTAGGGTTGGAATCTACAAACTTTCTAAAGTCCATCCAATCCTTTTGTGCCACGGGTGTTCCAGGCGGGTAAACTTTTACTGCACCCTTGTCTGCAATAGTCCCTTTTTGATCTTCAATTAACTTATTAACAGTCGCTTTTTGTTCTTGCGTTAATGACGCAAAAGACATACCAAACTTTTCTTCTGAAAGTGCTTCTCTGTCAATCCCGAATCGTGGGTCTTTTTCTGGCTTATCAATTGTTCTTAGATCGCTAATAGTTCCTGACATTGAATATTTTTCAATGCTTTCAGGAGTATATTTACCTGTCCTAATAATTTGTTGCAAAGGATCAAGACCTTGACGCTCACGCAAATATTTTGTTGTTTGGGCAATTTTAAGTGCCGCTTCTCTAGCCTGATTAGCAACGGCATTAGCACCTTGTGGGTCAAAAGGGGCTAACTCTCTTGCGGCGGCCATAAGAGAATTTGGATCATTAGGATCGGCTCTATTAAATATTGCATTTCTCATGCTTATCAGTTTTAACTGTGGGTCTTCAGCGCCCATAACGCCACTAATACCACGACCTAATTGCGCCGCACCCGCATAAACATTGGCACGACCAAAAGCATCTGGAGACAATTGCCCCATTTGTACGCCTTGCCTCAGTATGTCTTCACCAACATTTTGTTGGTACATCTCAGGAGTAATACCAAACAATCCACCCACAATATCTGTTGCCATGATTACTCCTTAAAAGTTTGCGTAGCCAAGTGGCACATAACCGCTACCATATACATCCAATGTTGGGTTTTGCATACCAGCACTTGTTATACCTCCACCTGCGCCACCAGTATTAACCAATGGCGATGTTAGATAACTACCTAATGCGCCACCCAATAAAGAATTGGGATTACCCAAACCACTCAAACCATAGGCCAATGGACTAGCAGTAGCCCCTGCGGAAGTGCCTAATGCGCCACCATAGACAGCACCTCTTAATCCTATCTCGCCAGCCCTTGCACCAGCCGCAGATGATTGACCTGCAAGACCTTGGCTTAAAGCAAATGGTTGTTGTGCCATGTTCTCTAATTGACCAGCCTGACCAAACAAACCCGTTCCAAAAGTAACTTGTTGCTGACCAGCCTGTTGTGCTTGTGCCGCCAACTGTGCATCTTGTTGTGCCAAAGCGTTGTAATAGGCTTCCAATTCAGGATTAGAACCCATCAAACCTTGTGCGCCACTTGGACGCAAACCAGTAGAGCCTACTGACAAACCACTACGACCTGTTTGGAACTGTTGGTTTCTAATGCCAGCCAACTGTCTTTGACGGCTAGGATCGAGCAAGTCATATTGCTTAGATATATATTGTTGAGCAACTTCTTCAGGAGATTGCGCTAAATAACTAGCACCCAAACCCATAAGTCTATTTTGGGCAGATGTGATCTCAGGTGCGGCTGTATATCCAGCACTTACCAACTGACCAGTAGTAGGATCAACTTGGAAGTTAGATGTGCCAAAACGGGTAGTTGTGCCAACGGGTCTGAACTGTGCGCCAGCAACGCCACGCCCTGCCGCTTGTTCTATGTTTCTTTGAGCCTGAAGTGCCGCATCCCTAGACTGTTGCATTTGCAACAATCCACCAGCAGTTTGAAGCCCACCTTGAACAACGCCCTTTTGATTTAGGAAGTTCATTGCCCCTTGAGCCGCACTACCACCAGCCGCCAATGCTCGTTTGATTGCGGCTTGTGTAGCCGCATCTAGGGAGGAAAGAGCGTTATTTCCACCATAGGTTTGTGGAATTAAAGCATTAATTTCAGCCTGTGTATAAGGTGCGCTACCAGTACCCTCGTAGCCTAAATCGCCATAGCCATAAGTAAAATCTTGTGGAGATGGCGTACTGCCAACGCCCCCATATTGATAACCTTCACCGCCATATCCAAATGTGAAATCTTCTTGTGCCATGTTTGTCGCTCCCGTTGTTCCTTGACTTGAAGTTCCGCTTGAACTTAATAAAGTAGATGGTGTAACTTGACTCACGCCACCACTTATAACGCCACCCTTTAATGCTTCTTCTGGTGACTTGCCACTTAGCAATCCACCCGTAGTCCCACCAGCCACATTGCCAGCAAAACTAGAACCTGTTTCTGCGCCAACTGCGCCTGAAACTTGACCAGCGGCTTGTGCAATGACAGCGGCTTTAGCGGCATCTTCAAGACTTCCACCCCTGTCAAGAGTATTAGCCGCTTGGATGTAGGGTGCGGCGGCAGGAACGGCAATAGAGGCAACTGTTGCCCAACCGCCTGGGATTTCTTCATTTACTGTGTCATCAACATCAGCCACCGCATCTGAAACGCTACTGACTGCATCACTTACAGCATTTGAAACGCTTTCTACCCAACTTGAAACTGGCATTTAGTTCACCTTTTTCATATATTTGCTTTCCAGTTGTACTGTGGCAAATCTGATGCTTGTATATTGATACCAATACGCTTCATCAATTCAACAATTTGTTTATTGTTTGCCTCGCCATACATTGTCTTAATACCTAATTCTTTGCTTCTTTTAACAAATTTAAGTATTGATTTTGCCAATACAACAGGCGAATCTAATGTAGCCAAGTGCATGGATGATGAGGTTGGGTTAATTTTTTGCACCAACAAAACAGAATTATTCTCTTGCATCAAAACAGCAGATTTATTTTTAACTGCTCGACTGATAACACGCAATGCTTTATCAGGGTCAATGTTATTTTTGACCGCATCTGCTTTAATGATTTCTGATGCTTTCATTACATTGTTCCATTCGCAACGATGTTGCCAATCACAGTCAAGTTACCAGAGGCATCTATCTTTGCCACAGGCGTTGATACATTGTAGATATACAAGACATTTGATGCTTCAACAAACGAAAAGTTTGTAAATGTTCCATCTGCTTTACTAGTAATAGCAGTTTGGATATTAGTAAACTCTGTGTCGATCTCAGTACCTTTAACGACCTTGGAGGCATTGCCTGACGCAAGCGCATCTTTAGCCGCAAAGTTGGTGGTTTTTGTGTAATTTGCCATGTTTATTCCTTACCCAAGTTTTCCGTTTTTAGCCTGAATCTCAATCTTCTGGATACTGATAGCCGAGCCATTGATCTCAATCTCATAAGCAGTCTGCACAACCTTGCCAAAGCCTGATGCTTGACCAATCAAGGTAGAGATTTGTATACCTTGTGAGTAGTACGCCACAGGAACACCATTTGCACCATATTCAGCAACGCCATACTCAGCGATTGTTGATACTGGAATCTGTGCCTGAGTAGAATAGTATTGACCAGAAAAGTCGAATGACCATTTAATTGTTAACTGTTGGTTAGTTCCACCAATAACCACCACAGAGATTTTCTTCAGAATTGATGTGACATTCTGATCTCCAAGGTCAGCATAGTTGGTGTAATACTGCAAGCGATAGGTAGAAGCATGGTCAAGATATGTCCCATACTTACCAACATATCCATTCTTGCCAATCAGTAAATCACCATTTCTTCTTGCCAATAATGCAGTTGGTTCAATAGAGTCCCAAGTTGTTACCCTAGCAGAGCCATCTTGTAACTGAGCCTTGGTATCAAATACATAGACTTGTTTGGCAATAGGAAGGGTTAAAAGGTAAAAAGCATTGACTTCTGAATAGACTGCCTTGATATTGGCTAATGTTTCAGTTGCCACATAGGTCATCAAGTCATTACGCACATTCTTAGACAAGTCACGCAATGGGGCAGACTTTTCTTGGATAGTACGCAACAAACTACGCACACCTGAGTTAGACAAGAAAACAATGTCTGAACCAGTAGAAACTATGGAATCCCTTGATAAACAACCAATGTTGCCTATGGTGTCAGCCAATGACATTGTGGAAGGGGTTGTTGCACCTGAGTAAACTAATATCTGACGCTTACCAAAGATAACCAAGTAGTTATTGTGTGCGCCCAACCCCATGATCTGATCTGCACCATTAGCCCAAACCCTAGAAACATCAAGAGTTCCAGATGTTCCCGCAGTCCAGTTATGCCCTGCCAACAAGTCAGAAAAACTAATCGTTACATTATCTGCCGTAGTATCAGCCACCCACAAGCGACCAAAAGCAGAAATAACAATGTTTCCCAAAGGAACTGTGCCTGTATAACCCGTTTTCTCAGACACACGCCTGAATGTGGTGGTGCTAACCGCAGGGTCATAGATTAACGGGTCAAAGCCAGATTGGAAGAAATAGGTAATGCCATTCAAAGATGCACATTGCCAATTGCTATTAGTAATAGTCGGGGCAGTACCCCCACCCCCATAGGTCAACTCCACAACAGCGTTTGACCCATCCAACTTGAATAACTTGTTGTTTCCAGCGAATAAAACAGTCAAAGTGCCATCTAATTGCACTAATTCATGTATTACTTTTATATCGTTTGCGCCTAAGTTGCCAGAGGATGAATTAACCCTTGAGAAGCCTTTTCGTGCGCCAATACGTCCATATTGGTCAATGACGCAATTGGTGGCAATAGACGCATACCCCGCCTCCAATGTCAAAGGAGAGTCTTGCGTGTTTAGCCCAAAGAAGCCTGGGGCTTGAACACTAAAGGTCTGCAATCTTTGCGTCATATAGAGACAAACTCCTGATTCTCTGGATAGCGTGTGCCTTCCAAAGCAATATAGTCAGACAACATTGCCCGATACAAGTTATACGCCTCTGAGGAAGATAAACCGCCATCTTCACCACGCTCTACCAATGCTCTTGCGTAGGCGTTTTGCACTACTAAAACATCAGGAACTTTTACTACTGTGGCATCTAAGGCCAATGTTGGCTGTGGAACAGTCAGCATAAACTTAACTGTATATACAGCATTAGGGATTGGATAGAGTTTTACTTGTGTATCGTAAGAACCATCTACCCCATCAAAAGCATATTCTGTGGGTGTTTCAGTAGCAACAGGCGCAAAGTTCAGTTTGCGGTTCATGTCCACAAAACTAATGTTTTTTAGCCCTAAAAGGCTAGTTGTATTGATTACATCCATAACCTGAAACTTCTGACCAGCCCCTGTAAGAGAATAGGTAGAGGTACTGGCGGCAGTTGTAACTGTGATGGTTGCACCCAAGGCGTTCCAACTAAAAGCATCTTCAACCTGACGCTTCGCATCATTGATGAATTTGCCAATCAAGGTGGAATAAGTAGTTTCGCTGAAAGTTGTGACCACAGGCTCTCTGAGGCGCACCAACACATCGTTTACAAGTTCTAGGTAGGTCATGCTCTAGTCAACCCTTCTTCTTCAAATGTGGCTATAAAACTGAATGAACTTGCAGACTGAGTAGTTATTTTGATTTTGTCACCTTCTTCTAAAACAATATAGGCGTTGCCATCAAACTGCAAGTAAGTTTTTGATGAGAAATCGTATTGGGTCAATATATCAAGAGTGGTATTAGCACTTGCGTCAAACCATTGAACAGTTATATGCTTGGTAGACCCGCCTGTATTGTGAATGTACATTACAGTAAATTTGGCGTAATAGCCTCTAGGACACGTATAGACTGTTGTGTCTACTGCCGCTGTGGGACTAACTCCAACTGATAATGCTCTCATTT